GCGGTTCCATGGGGTCGCTACTTGCACCGGGGATTTGCGTGATCATCCCTCCTCCAAGAGGCTGCGCATCATCTCGTGCCAGAATAGCACCTCCGTAATGTTGCCTTCCTTCTGTGCAAGGACGTTCTCTTGGTGCACGTCTGTGGTCTTCCGCGCTACGAGAGAGTAGACCATGATCTGGTGCTCCGTCGACGCCCTGTGCGCACGTTGCCACGCTTGCTCATTATCCGACGGTACCCAGGACTTCTCCATGAAGATGACGTTGTTGGCTTGTGGGATGTCCCAAGCCTCTCCCAACGCGCCGATTGTGCCCACCAGTACCGCTGGGCCTTCATGTGCTTTGAATGCTTCAATTGTAGGGTCACGATGGCGGCGTTCAACTTCGCCAGTTGTGAAGTAAACGGGCCAGTTCTTAGCGGTAGCGAGATCGCGAAGGTCTTCACATGTGGCTCGGAAGTACCCGAAGACAATGGTCTTCTGTCCATTCGCAATCAGTTCCTCAAGTAGGTCGACAGCGACCTTGGTCTTAGCACTCTTGATGGGTAACCCAAGGACCTGTGGACAACTAACAGCTTGTCGAAGGCGAATTGCTAGTGTTGCTGCGTTATCAGATGGGAGTAGTCCGAACTCCTTGATCTCTGCCAGTAGGTTCTTCTTCACCTTCCGGTAGAGTGCTAGGTGTTCGTCACTCAGTTCCACGTCGATGGTCTTTGGGATCATCGGTGGCAGCTGTTCCAGCACTTCCGACTTGGTACGTCGGAGCATGTACTGTGCGAGTAGCTGGTTCAGCCAGTAGACGTTCTTGGGCCCCTTGACTTCCTTCCCACCGTACGCGTAGTTCTCTTCTAGGATGGCGTACTGGTCCAAGAACCTCCAGTAGCTGGTAAACCGGTGCGGATCCAGAAGGTGAAGTGGCGACCAGATCTCGTCCACATTGTTCATGAGTGGCGTACCGGTCAGTCCCCAGAACTGCTCGCTCTTCAGCGTGTACGACTTCTTGGTCCAGTTCGTTTGGTGGTTCTTCAGGTGGTGGACCTCATCCGCAATGATGATGTCCCACTTGGTCTGAAGGATCTCTGGGTACGTGAGCAGCATGTGGTAGTTGATGGCTACGCGCGGTGGGTGACTGCGAAGCAGCTTGTACCGCATATGCCGTTCGCCATCTGCGACTTCGATTGGTTCGAAGTCCCACTTAGCAGCTTCACGCCGCCAGTTCCACTTGGCACCGGTACTGATGATCAGTGTACGCTTTGGCTTCTCGTATGCGAGAGCCATCAATGCCTGTACTGTCTTCCCAAGTCCGGGTGCATCCGCTAGGAGGACTCGTTCACCCACACGAAGGAACTCTACACCCACTCGTTGGTATGGATGTAGTCGTGGATCCCCGATCGTGTCTGTCTTCTTCGTGACCTCAACCGTCTCTCGGTAGCGGACGGACTCCTCCGCGAGCCATGGCAGGACCCCGTAGTTCCAACTCACTTCGAGGTTCACTGCCTTGGCGGCATAGTCCAACATACGTACGATGGTGAAGTCCCGTGGGAAGGTGATCCAGTTAGGACCAGATTTCACCCTCCCCGGAACTTGCATGACGACACGTTCGGGGCTATTGGGGTCGAACGTAATGCGCAGTTGTGGATGCGACGCCGTTCCGTCCAATAGCCCGTGAATCACGCCATCTTCCTCTTGGCGAGATAGAACTTCCCATGTGCCAAAGCATCACGTACATGTCGTCGTGAGGTACCTGGCAATGCTTGTACCATGTCATCAGCAGCTGCCTCATTGGCATAGCTGTCCTTCATGGTGTTGGACTGCATGACGAGCTGTGCACCGTTCTGAACACACAGAAGCTCAATCGCACCGATGAGCTTCATGGTCCTGGTGTGTGGACCACTCGATCCGTGGACTCGGTTGAACTCTTCGCACACAACCACTTTCGGTGTGTATGCGTTGAAGATCCCCACAAGTCCCTTTACACTGTCGAGGATGTAACCACCCACGACATGTTCCGTCTCCAGATCGATGACAGCTACGCCTGTTGTATCCCCTGGGTCAATGGCGAGCAGGTTACTCACACTTCGTTGGTGAAGGCGAAGAACGGCTCGTAGAACTTGAACGCCGGATGCGACTCCGAAACTTCGAATCCACTACTGGAAACCCAATTAGTCCAAAGCGCGTTGACCTCTTCCGAGCTCCTCCCTCGGTTCATGAGTTCCTTCTTGGCGTTGGTGGCTGCGACGATTGCGTCCTTTCCAACCATCGAAGCCATCGGTCCCTCAGCGGAAAGCGCCTGCCAGAGCTTGAAGACGATGGTCTTCTCCAGAAGCGCATCGTCACGCTTGGGCATCGGCAGACGTGTGTTCGGGTTCTCCGGTGCTGTCGCTGTCACTTGGTGGGGTCTCCTTCGGAACCTGATCCTGATGGAAATAGCAGTACCCGTTTGCAAGCGCCCATCCGGAACATGGTTTCTTGTCCGTCCGGGTACCCTTGCATTCTACCTTCGCTCCCGTGTTCGTAGCGGCTGTAACGGGTTTCACCTTGGGAACGTAGTCTGGGTCTGCCTGATCCTGATGCCACGTGCAATACCCGTTGGCCATTGCCCAACCGGTACAATCTCGTCCATCAGACCTGACGCCTTTGCAGTTGATCTTCTCCACACTGCTTGCGACGCCAGCACGTGCCAACTTGTCTTTCTCGATCTTCCCTCCACAACTGCAATACCCGGTTGCTGAGCTTACCTCGTGGATGTGCTCGGCACTTGGGGGTGATACCCTCTTGCTGCCATCGGGGTTCCATACACCGTAGCAGTTACTGCACAGGAAACACCCCTTGACGATCCCTTCGTCTGGTATGGGACCGTACATCCGGCTACTTCCACATCCCGGACATGTGGTAAGTTTCGGCGGGTCCGCAATCACACTATCGCCTTCCTCCACGCTATTGACCGGCCAGATTTTTGACCGTCAGATCAATTATACGTGGCCCCATTGGAAAAATCAAGGGATCCATGGCGTCAATTTTTCACCCGCAGCTGTGAACCTGATGGCAGAAAAAGAGGCCACCTTTCGATGGCCTCTTTTAACCCCAAGTGCTCTGCCAAGCACAACCGGTGTTCAGCTATGTGAGACTACCTATCCGCCTCCTTACTGCGAGTTCCAACAATCCGTCTACTCGACGGACAGAATTGTCAGGTAGTCGTGGCCCAGCGCAACACAATCCGGTATGCGGAGCGTACAAGTGCGCCGACGAGCGCGAACGTCACTACCTGCGGTTGATCTACTGCGGACCCAACGTCAACGATCTGAGCCGCTGCGAGGGCAGCTGCACCCGACAGTAACACGTCAGCCACAAAGTCCTTGACCCACTTTGTGGCTGTGATAGGCGAAACGCCGGTTCCGTCGGTTAGTGCACCTACTGCACCGGTCTGCGTGGCTGGGCCCGTCATCCTGGTGTCTCCTTCTGCATTAGATCCAACGTCCCTCCCGCGACATTCACCTGGTAGGCGTGTGTCGGCGGCAACTCGATCCCTCTAATCCGTAGGGCCTCCTTTACTCGAAGATCTGCACCTCTGAGGAGCACCTGAAGGAGCTCATCATAGTGACTAATGGTGAGTTGGATGTGCTCCAACTCTCGCAGTTCGGGAGCGGTCAGACTGATGTGCTTCGGGAGAGTATCCGCGAAGGTCTGGTTCCGCTCCGCGAGCTTGGCTTCCTCAATCTCCGTCCGGCTGATCATCTGCTTCGTCTTCTTCGTAGTTGTCGTCAGACGGCGGAGCCTCGTTGGCGGTTTCAGTGTCCTCGGGGATTGGGTCGTTCTTCTCGTTGTCGGTCATCTGCATAATCACGACAGTCTCCTTTCAGGCCGGCAAGCTCTTGGTGGGCACCCAAGCCATAAGCCTACGACCAAGTCGATCCCGGTAGTCGTTGTACTCCTTCTTGCCCTGTGCCGAGCTGATGATGTCGTACGGCGGCTTCTCCGGTCGCGAACCCGAGCCATGGTTGGGGTCAACGCGGAAGAGGTCTGTCCGAACCAGGTTCCCGGTCGAACTTCGCATCGCGATCTTGGCAGCACCAACTACCGCGTGTGCACCGTTCTCGAACCCGGTCAGCTGTGTGCGTCCTGCCTGTCGTGCAAAGCCGTTCGGCGAACCGTCAGCACGATGACCATTGTAGACGTAACCCCTCCAATCGGGTTCTGAACCGTACCGGACTGCGTACAGCACCGGGCCTTTGTCGATCCGTTCCCAGATCTCCTCCCACGGCATATCGAACTTGATCGCGTATGGCAAGTTCAGCGTGTTGACTAGTCGTTGCGCCTCGCCGGCGTTCATACCTCGGATGACGCCGTCTTCGTTGCGCTCCCGATAGTAACCCGCGAACTTGCTGATCTGGTCGATGGTGTACTTCTTGCCCGTCCACAACTGCGCGATCTTCTGCCAGCACACATGTGTACAGCCGGTAGCACCATCGAATGCGCTGTAGTCACCTACCTGCCCGAACTGTTGGTAGCGGTTCGCCTCGAGGAACCTACGAACCTTCGCGTCTCGAGGACTTGGATCGTATGGCATCGTATCTCCTAGCGACAGCTTGATTGCACAGTTGTGCCCCTACGGTTTGCCTTGCGTGAAGGCGTATAACGCAAGGAAGGCGAGTCCGATCCCGATTACGGTCTGAATGCGTAGCATGAACTTCCACGCACCGTCGCGCTCGCTGTCCTTCGCCTCGAGGGTCTTGATCCGCAGCTCCGCGTTGTCAGGCATCGCCTTCTCTAACGCTTCGATGTCTTCGGTGTGCTTGTTGATCATGCTCCTATTCGAGTCGGCGCGTCGTAGTAATGCTCTACCTGCCGGGAACTGTTCGGGTTCGGCCTGAATGTTCGAGAGCGTTTCGACTACCTTGTCAAGTTTCACGTTTGTGCGCTCCTGCTCTACGAGCAGACGAGCCAAGTCGCGTTCGACAATGAACAGGCGCGTGTCAGAACCACGACGATCTGGACGACGCGTCGGATCTGTCATGGGGCAGGAGTCGCGCCACCACCAAGACCTGGGTTGTTCGTAAGGTCGGTGAAGACCTGCGCAATCTGCTGTCCGAGGATGGTAAGCGCGATAATCGCAACAATGGCGATCAGTGCGAGAATCAGCGCGTACTCAGCGAGACCTTGGCCCTTGTCGTGCTCTTCGTCTAGTGCTAGCACTTCGTCCACTGCCTCCTTGATTGAGTTGAGGATCCACGCTTGGACCATTCGCTTTCCGAAGTCGACTTTCGCTAGGCTTACTCCTACTAGCGGTACGACCTTTGAGGCGTGCTTTCCGACGACGATCAAGTGTGCATCACCATCTCGAACTCTTGGCCTCGGGTGTTCTGCCACAATTGGCAGTTGCCGTTGCATATCCTCGAATGGAATTTCATGATCCGGATAGGCGTCGTGAATTGGACCACGGACCTTATCAATCGCCTTCCGTATCCATCTCCCATCGTACGACTGTGGGTGTTTCCACGCTGGTGCGTCTTTCTCCACGATGTAGGTAGGCGTCCCAACAGTTGGGCGGGGCTGCTTTCGACGCTCCTTTCCACTCCAAGCCACATTGCCCTCACGACCTCACTACCGAAGTACCTTCACCCATGAGAATCAGGCCAGGCCACAAGTCGTGCATAATGCGTGTATGGTAACGACAGCGGATCTGGACGCGCACCCGATCACCTTCGTTGTGTGTCTCGTCCGGGAAGGTTACGAACGAGTCTACCAAGTCACAACCCGCGTTAGCTGCCTCCTGTGCTACAAGAGAATTCCAACCCGCCTGCCAACTCTCGCCTGGTTCGATAGCCATCTTACTAGCGGCTACATCGGCGAGGACGTTCGCACTTCGCTGCACCAAGTCGCGTTCCGCGAACATGAAGGCTGCTTCCGCAAACCCAAGCATCATAAAGAGTAGGATAGGCAGACTGAGAGCGAACTCTACTATCGCCTGACCTCTACTTGCCACTTGAACCTACTCCGACGATGAACCCAATGATGAATGCAACAGACGCGATGAGCACAACGACGAACACTTCGTTAGTCATTATCGCAGAATGTAGTAGGCGAGCGAGTTGTTCGCGGCTCGGCCGAACGCCCAGACCACAGTTGGCTGCGTGCCGGGCATATAGCGGAACAGGTGGAAGCCACTGAGCGTGTGGTCGCCCCCGAAGTACCCTGAGTGTGGCGTCACAGTCGGCCTGTTGGCGATGCCTGCACCTCCCGAACGCAGCCCACCGAGTACCGCCACGTACAGGTTCCTGTCTTTGAACGCCTTCGGCATCAACGGCGCGGTGAGCGTCGCGGTTCCCGCACCCCAAGTTGAGCGACCCTCTAAGACTTCGCCCTTGAACGATCCGGGGAGGATCTCCATGTAGACTCCGTGGCCGAACTGTCCTGAGCCCGAGATCGCTAACGCCGCACCTGACGCGCTGAACTCCCTCGCCGTCTCCTCCGGCGTAGCGTACCACAGATTACAGCCGCGGTAGCTGGTGTTCACGGCTGATCCCGCCAGCCTCCGAAATCGCTCCGCGCTCGGACCGGCGACGTGGTAGCCATCACCGCCGTCACCTCCAGCCGCCACGAGCAGCGCAGCACCCGCAGCAGTCGGGCCAATGGCAGAGGACGTGCTCTCGTCCGAACCAGCGTCGTAGGTAGTGGCCGCTCGGATGAACACGATACTGGCCTTGGCGCCTCGCGGGTATGATCCGAACGTCATGCTGTGAGCTTCCCTCCGCGAGCGACGATGTCGACCGTCTTGGCCGCTGTGAGAGCAGCAACGTTCTCCACCTTCAAGATGTCGGCATCTTGGAGCATGATGTAACCGAGCACCGGAGCGATGAACTGAATCAGGTCCACGATAGGCGTCGTGCCAGTTCCCGCACCAATCGGGATGGTGTAATCGAGCAACAAGTAGTCCGTACCGCCGATGTTCTGCCAAACTCGGAACACCTTCGTGGCCGTGTCGGTGGAGACGACGCTGATCTGATCGATGCGCATCCCCTCAGCCGGAATGTCGGCAGCAGCAACGAGCGTCTTCTTCGTATTCGCTGCATCGGCGGCGACGTACTGAACACCGCTGACCCAGGGAAGGTTTTCAAAGATCGGTGCGACATTACCAGCCACTGATCATCTCCACGTTGCAGCTCCATAGATTCGACCGGCTGCCAGAACGACTGCCGGTGTAGTGTCACTTGAGGCCCCGCCCACTTGCCCAAGATTGATTGCCCAAAAGTGGAGGGGCCGAGCGGTAGACGCGTTAACTACTCGGTCAGTCGACCCCTCGGGGTGGTCTCGGAGACGAAGGGTGACAGTGCCACTAGAGATGTCGCTCGACTGGAGTTGGTAAAAGATTGACCCACTAGCACTACCCTGCGCGCTTGCCGGTACGCGCCAACCCGCGATACCGAACTGAGCATCGTCTGGCGCTGCACCCGAAGAGATGTGATTGACAATCGACGATGACACCTCAGTCCCGACGTCGAAGCTGATGCTCTGTGCTGTTGTATTGAACACCCCGAACGACACGCCGACTTGGATCCAGTCTCCCTCTGTCGCTACGAGCGTTAGAGTGCCGACACTCGGCATGTTCTCCCAGGCATTGTTGGCAACGCAGGTAATGTCGCCTGCCGTATAGCGAAGGGAGTCAACGTCGAGTATACCACCACCGCCACTACCCGGTCGCCCTAAGTTGACGACCGACATGAACAGTGGTGCTGACGACGACGCGTTGACTGTACGAGACCCAGACACGCGACAATACAGCCGTAACGTAATTGTCCCACCAGATAGGTCACCTGATTGAACGACGTAGTGCATCGCCCCGCCTGTTCCACTACCTTCGTTCGACGCAATGTACCAGTGTGTAGGGATGTTGTTCGGAGTAGACGTACCAGAGTTCAGATAGCGTACAGGAGACCCGCCAACCATAACCGCGTAGTCGAACGCCATAGATTGTGCAGCTGCCGAGTTCGGTTGTGCACCAAGGTCAACGGATATCACGTCGCCGATTTGAGCGTCTACAACGAGGTCTCGCGGACCAGACAACGCCGACAGCGTCGTACTAGTGTGCGTGATATTACCAGTCGTGTAGTACAAGGTATCAGCATCCGGAGGTGTACCACTACCACCTCCTCCACCTGATGCTGCGATGGTGAGTGTCTCGTTCGCCCCGTCGCTATTCTCGGTTAGGGTGACGTTAGTTCCCGCTACCAGCTTGCCGTTGAGGTAACCCGGCGTCGTGTCGTTCGCCGAAACCTTCGCCTTCTCGTCCGTGATCGCGATCGTCTTAGCGACATCCGTTCCACTTGCCGTGACACCGGCTCCTACAAAGTCGAGCGATGTAGCATCGGACGCAAGTGGAGTACCTTCGTCCTTGACTGTCAGTGCGGAACCACTTGATGGCGGAATGGAACCGGTGATTACCGTTAGTCCACCCTCAATGGCTCGACTCTGTCGCAGCTGCCCACCAGAGTTCGTGTCCGAGTGGTCATGGATCTGGACGCGTCGCTTACTACGACCGGTCTGACGTGTCTCTTTCATCAGTCAGCTGGTGCGTACCGGAAGCAAGAGAAGACGACGTTCGAGATGTTCAACGAGCTACCTGAGTTCTGGTAGCAACGAAGGGTAATCACATCTGCAGCCGCCACTTTGAACTTACGACTAATGCCCATATCAGTTGAGTCACCTCCACCGACAGCAGCCATACGCCGACCGGGGTCTTGAGCCACACCGTTGATGTAGATCACTAGGACGCGTGCACCGGTACCATTCGCTGCCCAACGACACTCTGCGTCGATGTCTACTAGGATATGTGTGAACCCGGCTGGAATGGCACCTGCTGGAACGACAATGTCAGTACCCGAAGACCACCATCCACCGTAGTCATCGACCTCCGCACTGAAAGAGACCGTCGTCGACGTTGAGGTCGAGATGGACTGTGTAGCTGCGCGTGTGACGATTACACCGTTGATCGAAACGCCGTCAGCAATACCCTTCAGGTAGTTCAGGTCGTCGGAGAGGATGTTCAGTTCGTCCGCCGTCAGCTCCGCACCCGGACTGAAGGTCGGTGGAGTAGTCCAGGGCATTACCGCACCTCAGTATGCAAGAACATCGTCTCCGTCCAACAGTGAATCGTCTAGAGTAAACCACCCAAATGGCGCTTGCACTCTGGACTCGAACAACTTGAATGTGGTGTAGTGAAGCACTGCATCCGGTCTAGCCGCTAGGATGGCGCTGTGTTCGATCCCGATCACTTCGAAGAGGCGAGACGCGACTCCGATCTGATCAGAGGAGAACGCTATCACGTCGTACATTCGGGTTGTGAATTGCTCCGGAATCCAGTTCGTCACCTGTAGGTCAGGTGTACGTTTTGGATCTGCGTATCGCCACACAACATGTGACGCAATCGCGTGTGCACCACGGATGGTCCCAAGGTAGTCGCTAGAGATCTCCGGGCTCTCTCGGATACCGCGCGTTGGATCTTGCGAGTCCTCATCGTCGATGATGATAGTCTCTGCAACTCCGCGACGTGTAAGCGATCCTAGAACGCGTAGGCTGGTAACCGTTCCCGATCCGGTCAGCGCGATCAACGCCGAGAGTCCGTAGTTCGTGATTCCGACACCTACAGTGCCTGTAAAGTTCATCGCAACGATTGCGCCCTCGACGTAGTCATCGAACTCGACCAAGAGCTCTGGTCTACTCGACGCTGGGAAGGGAACGTCCTCACTCTCCCATACCACCATCTGGTAGGTAGTGAAGTAAGCAGGTTCGATGGTCGCGCGTTGCTGGTTGACGACAGTCTCTGCGTTCGTCTCCCAGTTAGGTGGTGAGACCTTCACATCCGCGTCTGCGTCAATCGTTACATCCGCGACACCAGATAGTTTCTGGGTGCGTCGAACTGTCGTGTAGGTGTACCAGGTCTCTGGGTCATCAGCGGGCTTCGCATAGTGCCTCGTTCCTGTCACGAGGTTGAGTTCCGCTAGCAGTTCACCAGCCGTTCCTTCACCATAGGACAGAGGCATTGTCATAGGTTCAGGTGCTAGGTCTACAGCGAGCTGCGCTGCCTCGTTCAAGATGTCCGTTCGCAGCGTGAAGTGACTGCGCAAGCGTGAGGCTACGATGACTACTGGTGTCTCGAAGAGCCACGAGATTGCGTCAAGACAGTCGAACTCCACAAACTGCGGGATTCCCGTTCCACCTTGTGTCTCAACGTTAATGGAACGAATGCGACCCGCGAACTGTCCGTAAACAGTCTTCGCGTCATCCGGTGCAATGGTCCCATCTTCGTTGATCCCCAACCAAATGCGCGTTCCATCGCGAAGCTTGTCGATGATATCGCTCGACTCGTTCTCGGGGTTGTACCTATCGTTGCGGTTGACCAAACGGACAACTGCCGTCCCGGTGTAGTTCCCCTTCCCTACCGCCTGACTCCCATCGAAGTTGATCCTCCATGAGACGATGTCCTGCCAAGGCAGTGTGACAAACGCACCTGGATCACCAATGACCGCACCAGGCGAGGTGACAGTGATGTAGTTAGTTCGTGTGACGAACGACACGTCGTTGACGAGAAGCGTGACGGTATAGACACCAGGTGATGTGTAGATGTGCGTCGGGTTCTGCGACGTTGACGTGCCACCATCACCGAAGGTCCACGCCCATGTTGTAGGTGTTCCGCCAGTCTCATCGGTGAAGTCAACTTCGAGTGGTGCATTACCCGACGTTGGTGTGCCCGAAAACTCCGCCGGAATGATGGTCGCTTCGGCGAAGGAGACAATGAACCACCCGTAACCCTTAGAGTGACTCGATGTTGCAGTAGCGGTATACGACCCGCTGAATGTGGAGTCGATCAGATGGCCGAAGACAACGGATGGACCAGAGGCATCAACGTCCTCGTCCCAGTCTTCGGTAAACCCTCCACCCATTGCGATTGACGGGTTACGTGCGGACTGGTTGAAGCCTGCGAAGATGACTCCACCAGCGACAGTAGGCGTCAACGCATCCGTAGTCAACGACGACGATGCACCAACGTTACTCGCGAAATCGACAACGTCTACATCGCCGACTCCGGACCACTCAGCAAGGTAAAGGTCCTTGTTGTGTGCCGAACACCCAATAGTTAGACTAGTCTCACCGCCTACCGCCACCTTGGTGTAGAGGAGTTGTCGACCACCGTCAAACCCGGGGCCAGCAACGTTAGCGTGCAACGTCCAACCACTAGGGTTAGAGTGCGACGTCGAAGTCCCTCGGTACCCTAGACACGCAACTAGAAGATTACCCGCACTTGCAGGACTAGCGAGCGTTGCGCTTACATTCGCGTCCGCAATAAGCGCATGGCCAACAGCCTGCTGGACCTTAGCCGCGACCACGGCTTACTCCTGCGGTTCTGGGAACGTACCCCTTCCGACGACCGTATTCGAAGATGCCTTCGCCGATAGTCTCACTAAGCTCTCGGCGCACTGAAGGCGTCATTCCGACCAGCGTGTGATCCTCAACCGTCACATTCACGTACATGGGTGCTCCGCCGGCACCTCCGCCACTATACATGGGAAGGGTCCCTGGGAGAGGCGCTGCCGCTTGCCCCTCCCAGGTACCAACCGCCGACGCGAAGGCCGGCGATGTCGCCATTCGCATCGGATCCGTCAACTTTTCCATTGCCTTCCGAACTGGGTCAGTGGCTTGCAGGATACCTACAGCAACACCTTGACCAATGGGAAGACCGAGTACCTTAGCGGCAACCTTCGACGGAGAGTCAATTCCTAGTTGGTCCTTCGCCCACTCAAAGGCTCCACCAACTGCGCCAGTAATGGCATCAGCAACTCGACCTGGAGCTGCTTGAATCCCATCAACGATCCCACCAACGATGTCCCAACCGAGATCCCACGCCTTCCCGACGACGTCAGTAACTACCTTCGCAAATTGGCGCGCGATCTCCATGAGGCCGTAAAGGATGTTCTTACCCAGTTTGATGATCCGACCGGGGAGCCCAACGACTGCTTGTACAATGTCGTTGATCTTGTCCTTCGTGTCTCCAAGGACAGTATCCCACCACGTCGACCAACCTTCGATGAAGTCCGCGATACCACCTGCGATTGCCTCGAGAGGATTAAACCCGAGAAGCGCAGTGAGGATCTCTCCAATCTTGGTCGTGAAGGTATTGACGACATCTGTGAGCCACGTAAGGACGTTCCCTGGAATGGGAGAGATAGCATTGAAGAAGTCGGTCGCAATCTGCGTTACCCACGTAAGGACTTGAGCGGGCAAACCACCAATCCATGTAGTGAACGCAGTAACAATGGCGGTTAGCCAGCCAATGACTTGCGTTGGTAGTGTCCCAATCCAGGTGAAGAACTGTAGACTGATCTGCGGCAGCGTGACCGTGACGAAGTTGAACGCCTCACCGACGGCGGTTGTGAAGATCGTTGGAATCTGTCCAATCCACGTCTGCACGTTCGCAATAATGGCACGTACTTGCTCATCGATGAATCGCCCAACGTCGATGAACACCGTGAGGATAGTCGGACCCAACATCGATAGTGCAACGAGGACGTCACCCGCGAAGCGAGTCAGGTGTCCCGGAATCTCACCGATCCATGTAAGGATTGCACCAGTCGTCTCCGCCAACCAATCGTGAACGGCGTTGAACGCATCCTCGAATGCACCCCCGACGTTCGAAACGACGTCATCTGCAAATGTTGCAAACGCGTCGACAACTGGCCCAAGGATGTCACCAATGATCGCAAGGAGGTTGAATGGCAGATCCAGTAGGAACGCCCACGCCTCGACCCAGAGCTTCACCATGAACGCGGAGATACCACCAAGGACACCACCGAAGATGGAAGGAAGTTCTCCAACGATGTCGACGATGGTCTCGTTGAGCCACGGCAACATGTCCGACCAGAACCAATCGATGAGTTGCCCAATCTGCTCATTGAAGACGACGATCAGTGCAGCTCCCAACGCGGCCAATCCGATGATAAGTAGCGGCACCCACCCACCAGCCGCTACAAGGATCGCTCCGCCTGCAGCAGTAAGTGCGCCCATAAGCGCTTCACCAATCACCGCAGCTCCACCGGTAGCGAGCCAAGCGGAGATGAGACCAGCAATGGCACCAGCGATACCGGAGACGATGTTTGCAGCGATGCGCTCTCCGAACTCCTGTCCCGGAATCTTCGAAGGCATCGTCACAGTCGCTTGGACCTTCACCTTAATGGTCTCTGTAAGGTCCTTCAGCAGATCCGGTAGCTTGCCAACGACCTTGAACTTTCGTGTGACTGTCTGCGTGACGTTCTTTGGGATCTTGAGAAGTGCCTTCCCTGACTGGATGAACTTCGTCGTGACGATGCGCGTTCCGCCCTTGAACTTCTCGACCACACGCATCAGCGCGCCTTCGGCTCTGGTGAGCTCGGAGACCCCACGTGCAGCGTCTCGCTTGGCTCTGCCCGCCTTAGTTGCTTCACCCGACTGCCGATTGAGGAACAGGTTAGCGTTCTTCAGTCGGTCAGCGAGGAACTTCTCTCGACCTGCGAGGAAGAGAATCCCCTTTCCGACGTTCCCCAAGACGCCGTTGAAGAACACCAGCAACTTGATGAACCGACTGGCGACAATCAGTCCTGGACCGAGTACAGCGAAGAATGTTACAGCCGCGATTGTGAGCTTCTTCTGCTCCGGTGTGAGGTCCTGAATGGCCTCCGCGAGCTTTCGCATCCGCTCGGTTGCATCGATCAGTCCGGGCTTCAGGATGTCGAAGAACTGCAACCCGACTTCGCGCCATGCGTTTGCAGTTAGACGAGCTTGGAAGTCAAGCGACTTGGCTTGCTCGAGCAACGCTTCCGACGTAGCTCCAGTCGCGTTGCGCATCTTCTCTTGCTGTTCCGTAAACGTCTTCGCACCCTGCTCGGATGTGAGGAACAGTGCGGTACGCAACGCAGTGACGTGTGGGAACATTCGAGCCATGGCGTCATCACTGCCGCCAACCGACTCGCTAAGTGCCATAAGCGACCCATGGAAGCCGAGGGCCTCCAGCATCGCAGACCCATTCGCGTATCCGAGCTTAGAGATCTGCTTCTCGAGGTCCTTCCCTGGCTTCAGGAAGTAGGTCATCGCTTGGTTGATGCCTGTCACCGACTTGTCGGCTGAGAGACCGACACGAGACATGGTCACAATCGCAGCGTTGACGTCCTCGAATGGGATCTTCAGCTGTGCGGCATTTGGAATGACACGACCGATGGAGTTCGACAGTTGCTCGAACGTGTACACGCCTTGGAAGACGCTCTCGAAGAGGATGTCCGAGATACGACCGGCGTCACTGGCCTCCAATCCGTACGCCTGCAGTGTGGAGATGATGGCGCGGCTCGAGGTCTCCGTATCGGTCAAACCCGCAGACGCAGCTTGTGCTGCAACCCGTAGGATGTCTAGCGAGTCTGACGTATCGTACCCAGCCGACGCGATGAAGTACAACCCTTCCGCGAGTTGAGTCTGAGTCTGCGGGAAGACCTTCGCGAGTTCACGCACCTCCATTGTGACATCGTTGAGGTCGTTTCTCAATCCGACGATGGACTCGTGAGGCAACCCAAGTAGGGTGTTCACGTTGTGCATCGCCTTGTCGAAGCTCTTCGCCATGTCTAGAGCTCCGAGACCGGCGTAGATCATTGGAGCGGTCAAGCCAACAGTAAGTTTGGTGCCGAGACTCGACAGTGTATTCGCAGTCCCAACGAGCCGGCGGTCTACTGCAGACATCCCGGCATCAAACGCACCATGGTCGACGGCGATTCCGACGTAGAGTCGCGCGATCTCAGAACCGAAGGGCATTGGCTACCTTCTTCGATGAGACTTCAGTTTGGCCCGTTCCTCGGCCTTCTTCTGTGCTTCCTCTTCGAGCTGTTGCCTTCGAGCGTAGAACGCTCTCCAGCGGACCCACTCTCTCGTCCCAGTGCGGCCCATGACCTCTTCGAAGGTCCCGGACTTCAGCTCAAGTACGTGGGCGAACTTGAGCATCAACTCTGGGTCGTCGGTGAGTCCCTTTCAGCTTCCTTCTGGGAATCCTCATCCACGCCATTGAGCTTCGCAGCTGCATCCTGCAGCGCGTTGAAGAGCTGTCCACCGATCTCACCGAGGGCCGTGAAGTCTTCTGGAGTCAACTTGGGCTGGATGAGACACTCGATGACCAACTTGCGACGGAAGCCGGAGATGTCAACTTCCGGATCTCCACCACGAGTCTTGGCTGGACGCATCACGGAGTCTCGGATTCGGTCCTGGCGCGTGACCGACAACTCGGTCAGCTGGAACCACATCTGAAGAGGCTCCCAGTAGACGTCCTTTGTAGCTCGTGGCGAGTATGAGAGGAGTTCCTCACGAGTCGCGTAACGCTTCCCGTTCGTTGGCTCCGTTGTCTCGGGAATAGTGGTGACCTCCTGGCCCTCACTAGCGGCAGTTTCCACTTACAACTCCTTTGGGACGTAGGCTGCCGAAGCAACCGACTTCCAAGATGACAATTCCCCGACTTCCGGTCGCGTGTCTGGCATTACCTGATACGACCCGCGACCATCTGACAACTCGAGCCACACAGGCAGTTCGGGATGGAACAGATAGTCGTCGTACCAAACGTCACACACGGTACCGAAAGCACCGTTAGGCAGTCCGAGAGCGATCGGCAAGTTGATGTCGAGAGTCCACTCCGAGAAGGTACCAACCTGTGTTCGGAGTGAACTCTCTTCCAACTGCTGCGTGATACGCCCTTCGCCGCCCGTGATCATTCGGCTCAGGTGTACGTCCAAGCAGCGCCAGTACCACCGAAGCTGAACTCGCGAGAGACAACCTCGTCGTTACTGACTGCCTGAGACAGTCCGTTGATGAACGCAGAACCCTGCCAGTAGTTGGACGCGGTGTCGTACAACTTCAACAGGACTGCGGTTCCACCTAGTGCCGCGTTCGTGAGCGCGACCTGACCGGACGTATCTGCTGGATCCCACTGTGCCGTGAACGTGCCAGAAGCGTCGTTCCCGACATACACTCGGTTCTGCCAGACATCACCGAGAATGCGGAACTCAGTCGTCGCCGGTTCGATCTCCACACTGAACTCGGACACCTTGGTCACAGTAGCTGTCGTGCCAGCGATGACAACGACCACACTACCGTTAACACCGGTGTGGATGGCCACTAGTTCCTCCTACTGCTCTTCGATGAGAACGCGGTACAGTCCGCCGTGGTGCCAGTATCCAAAGTTGTCCGGATACTTCTGCCCTCCTTCTTCGCGGATCCTGAAGTTCAGGTATCCATCTGCTGTCATGTCGACAGGCTGTTCATTTACCGCCTGCCGAATGAGTGTATTGATGTACGCAGCCCGTTCGATGTTCTCCGGACCGGCTACCACACCCTTGATGTAGTACAGTAGCGAGTAGTTCCCCTTAGCCTGAACCTGTGTCGCTACCTGCGTCTGGTTCTGATAGATGACGTACCCGGAGCCTGGGGCCTCCGGATACGCCACATGGTTGTAAACGAACTGACCCTCAAGGAAGGTTACGAGTGCGGTACTACCGATGAGACGTGCATCGAGCTTCGTCTCGAATGCGGAGAAGACGTCGATACTAGCCACCACGTAGCCCCTTGCGAACGAGGTACTCTTCGACCATGACCTCGATGTTCTTCGTTCCCAGTTCGAACGCCGGTCCGAGGTACGGCTGCGCAGCTTGTCTCGAAGTTCCGTACTCCGGGTAGATGGCGTAGTCCAAAGGCGATCCTACAGCAATGGCGATCAGGAAGGTTCCACCGACCTGGTGAAAGAGCCCCGTCACGTCGTCGTAGATCTTAAGCGACGCCTTCAGCGTACCTGTATCTACAGGGACGAACATCTGTGCGTACGACAAGACGTCGTTCGCCATCTTCTTGACCATCTTGGTCAAGTTGCCCTTTGCGCTTCCACGAAGCATCTCAAGGCGGCGCTTCTCGAGCTTCACCACAATGGCATGCGATCCGGTACCTACAGCCTGCCTCTTGGCCTTACCAATTTGGCTTGCGTAGATAGCCGGCGACGCCATTAGACTGCTCCACCTCCACCAGTTCGCATCGCAACTATCCGTCGAACCGTATCCCACTCGCCTTTAGCGTCGTCGTCATTGTGGACGTCGAATACCTGAACCTGCGTATGGACATTTGGGTTCCGATACTCGATTCGATCCTGTGGCTGCAACGTCGGCGAGTCGTACGGGATAGAGATGAGCCAGTTCTCCCTATCGGTCCACCGGTTAGCAATCTCGGCTTCAGTTGCCTGTCCAAATAGAGGACGAACGCGGCAAGCAACAGTCCCGAAAGTGGTGTAGACCGTTGCGGTTCCCTTTCCACCTAGCGGACCTCGTGTGATCGTCGGGCGGGAGAGAACGCACACACCCGGCATCGCAGCTTCCTGGTCCCTACGGATCATGTCAACTGGGAAGTTAAGCGAAGGCATTCGTCATCGCGTGCTTCGTCTCCGCAATTCGTTCAAGGAATGGCTTCCAGTACTGTTCCTGGACAACAGGTGAGCTCCATCGTGCACGAGCGGTCTCTGCCGTAATCTCGCGCGTCACAGGATCCTTCGCATTCTCGTACAGCCACCGAAGACCTTCGTAGATGCTGTCCACCGACGGAATGACCTGCTTCGCATTTGGTGGACTGTGCATGATTGTCTCGATCGCCACATCAGCGATGTACCCGGTCACCTGATGCTGGATCAGTTCAGGCTGTGCAGAGAAGTTCGTGACGATAGAGGGGACACCACATCCACCGGCTTCAATGAGGGGAACACCGAATCCCTCTCCCATGGAGGCGAAGAGAAGGCCGTCAAGGCCATTGTACATGCCACCCATGTATGCCGTACCATACCCCAACCAGAGACCGTACCCATCCGCGAACCTAAGCCGCCCCTCTGGGATACCGGCCTGCTCCAAGTAGTAGCGAATGTCGGCGTTGTGGTAGTCGTCAGCCTGATCGATCTCCGTGTGGAGATACAGGTAGACATTGTCGTGCTCCCTCGCAAGCCTGCCGAAGGCTTGAATGTTTTCCCAGAACGCCTTCCGTGACGGGATACCATGGTTCGCAGCGACGATCCCTACGACGAAATCCTCCGGCGCGAGCCCTAGAACCTGCTTTCGCCACCTAAAACGCTCAACGTTATAAGGTTGGTAGATCCCCGGGTCGAAGCTATGCGGTATAAATGTCACGCGCGGGACTTCGCCCGCTCGGAGAACATTTGCACCGAACTCACTCATGGCGATGACCTCTTTGGCCGTCGACAAGCAAGTCTTCACTAGCGGCACGAGCGGTTCGTGATCGATCGGTACCCACGGGTACCAGTTCCCCTCGCACTTCTCACCAAAGTCCGCTCGCAGGACCCAGACATCCAACAAGCTGATCACCACGTCGGGTTTGATGTTCTGGACGTGTGCAGCGATGATGTCGTTCCCGTAGGCCTTCCTACCCGGCGGGAGGATGAGGTAGTCCTCAGTGCGAAGTGTCCCACCCTCAATGCCCGAATACGCGGAGAGCGTAAGTTCATGCCCCAACGCCTTGAGCATCTTGAGAGTGAGGTTCGTTTGCACTCCGTATCCGGTTCCCACCCATGGGGCAACAGAGTGCCAGAGAATGTTTAGCGGCGGCAGTACGCTATCTGACATCTTCTGACGTAATCCTTTGTGCGGCAGTGACCGTGTCGAACTCCGGGCGCATCATGTCCCGAGCGAATGCAGGCTTGACTCGATAGGTATCCTCCTCCTGGTACCGCTTCTCGTCTGTATCGATACCCCCGGCGGTGGGAATGCCACTACTGTAATAGAACAGCGCACTCGCCGAGTTCCCCTTCTGCTCATACGCGAGTGCTTGCTGCAACGCTGCACGGTACTTGGTCGAGTTCTGAACCTCCACCCCGTCAGCGGTGAAGTTCACTTCCTCGACGTACCGTGCCGCTCTTGCCCTCCACCCGGCTGCAGCCGCTAGGTCGAGGTTTGCTCCCAACCCGGAGACGTCGAAGAAGCTCTGGATCTGCGCGTCGGTGAATACCGTTGCTTGGTACTCTGCGACGACGAGAAGTCCATCTCCAGGAGCAGCTAGGAACACCAACTTCCCAGAGGAGAGGGTAACAGTTGGACTCGCAGCACTTCCGTCAACAGACACGGATGGCGTTGCGTACAACGGCTTGTGGGAAGTGTAGAAGGTCGTCTTGACCCCATCACCGTAAGCCGTGTCCGTGTAGTCAGTGATTGGGTCGTTGAGCATGACCCTCAGGCTGTCAATCGGTTCAGCCACTTGTCATCCTTTCGCGACTCTCGCGCATGCGTGTTGCGTAGCGGCTTTCCCGGCCCGTCATCTGCCCGGAGGAATTCATTCGTATAGGCCCGAAGGGTCCGCCAGCGGGTTCGAAGATTGTGGGTGCGTAGAGTGCGGCTCCAGCGTCGAGGAGTGTCAACCCTATCGTGACGGCACCAACGTCAATCAGAGGTGCGTAGAGTTCCGCATCGGACGTCAGTAGATCGAGTGTGAAGGTGGTAGCTGCAGGTTCGACTGTAGGAGCGAAGAGCATTGGCGACCCATCGAGGAAGCCAACGTCGATCGTGACCGCGCTCGGGACCACTGTTGGGGCGTACAACGCGGCGGTAGCATCGAGCAACGGCAGCGAGAGGATCTGCTGCTGTAGGATCGTCGGTGCGTAAAGAGCAGAGCCACTATCTAGCAGCGCGAACGTGATCGTCGTACCAACAGTGATAGTCGGATCGTAGAGCGTCGCAGCACCGTCCAGCAGTGGCAGTGTGACAAACTGATCCTGAATCACTGTAGGCGCATAGAGCGCTGCGCCTGCATCCAGAAGTCCGAACGTCAACGTTGAGATTGCAGCGAGTGACGGCGCATATGTCGTTGGCCCGGAATCCAAGAGCGGCAGAGTGACGAACTGATCCTGAATGAGGTCTGGTGCGTAGAGCGCACCACCTGCATCCAGAAGCGGCAGAGTTACGCCATTGACCGTCGCAAAGGTCGGTGCGTACAACGAGTTGCCAGCGTCAAGCAGGTCCAGTGTGACGAACTGATCCTGAATGAGTGTAGGCGCATACAATGCATTCGCAGCATCGAGAAGTCCGAGTGTGACAGAGTTGACAGTTGAGAGCGTCGGCGCATAGAGTGCATTCGCAGCGTCGAGTAGACCAAGACTGATTGTGTTCGTCGTCGTGACTGAAGGTGCATACAACGCTGCCGACGAGTCCAACAACCCCAATGAGACGGAGCTGATCGCCGACACCGTTGGAGCGTAAAGCGTCGCACCAGCGTCAAGGAGGTCGAGTGTGAGCTGCGTTGCGCCACCTGTTTGCTCTAGTGTTGGAGCATACAGCGTAGCAGACGCATCGAGGAGACCAATCGTGATGCCATTAACAGTCGTGAGAGTGACTGCGTAGAGCGCTGCACCCGCATCGAGGAGTCCAAGGCTGATTGCGTTCTTGCCAACCAGCGTTGGTGCGTACAACGCGGCACCACTATCGAGAAGTCCAAGTGTGAGCGTTTGTAGCTTCGTCCCGGCGTTGTAGTGAGCGAGGACGCGAGCTGCAGATAGCGCCGTACCGTTGTACAGTGCGACCTCGTCAATTGTCTCGACCCAAGTCTCGGCGGTACCCTCGAAACCGCCGATGTAGAACGTCGTGTCGCTGTTGACGACGACCTGCGTGACAGACGCGACCGCGCTGACGTCAACGCCGTTGACATAGATCTTATTCTGTGCTGCCAACGTCCCGGCTCGAGTCCAGACGATGTGATACGTGCCACCAGGGGCGACCGCGAGGTCCGTGCTGAGAGCCACGATGTCGTAGGTAGCACCGTCGTACACGAAGCCCTTGATCGTAAAGTTGTTGCCAGCCCCGCCCGAGCGGGCGATCTCCATACTGATGTTGCTAACGGTGCCCTTGGTGCTGAACGGACAGATCGTGGTCGTGCCGGAAGCGGGCAACTTGACCCACGCCTCGACCGAGAATACGTTGCCGATAGGTGCAGCCAGAGAACCGCTGATGTAGCTGCTCGCAGCGAAGCTAACAGCCCCATCATCGTCAGGACCGATCAATCCGGCGGCGTCTCTCGTAACAGTGCCTGTAGTCGATCCTGAATTCGACCCTGCAGAGTCAACTACAGTTCCAGATGCCTCTCCCAACCTCCAGTAGGAAGTTGGCGTGTCCGGGAAGACCTCTCTAGGATAGCCGGTACTGACTATCGGAGCGTAAAGCGTAGCACCTGCGTTTAGGAGCCCAAGAGTTACAGACTGCGACGAGCCCGCAATCGTAGGCGCGTAAAGGGCTGCAGACGCATCCAACAGTCCAAGTGTGACAGTCTGCGGTGGACTCTCACGAACAGCAACCGCTACCAGGGCCCAGTCATCTGTTGTGCCGGTAGCGAAGCCTACATTACGACTACCCTGTCCCGCAGTCGTCTCTCGGACGAAGGATGATCCAAGAGCGGTACTGTCAAGGCTCTGGAGGAGGGTACTGTTGGTGCCTTGCAGTACAGGTGACGCAGCTCCCGTATAAGCCGCTGCGAAACGCATTGAGTTAGTACCGGGAGACCCGTCGGAGACCGCTACCTCACCAGAGGCACCCGTACCCGTCGTAGACGTATTCGCGTCCGTGTTCTGTGTAGCAGCGACGCGTGTGATCGTCTGGAATGCCTGACACGGACCGGCAGCTGAGATCGAGACCGCGTAACCGACTGTGACGCTTGCGTTGTTAGTACGAGAGACTGTGATTGTCCCGTTGGTGACGTTATCGAGGAAGTACGCGACGACCGAACCGGGCTCTGTATCTGTGTCCTCTGCTCGGAATAGTCGCGTCATTGCTACGCCATTCCAGGTGACTCCAGTAATGATGTCACCAGCAGCGTGGGTAGCAACGAAGACCAGACCACAACGGGCACCAGTACCAAGGGTACCGATGTTGAACGATGCGACGCTAGCCTGCGAGCCGCTAGTAGCTGAGGCTACAAAGCCGACTGCCATCAGTCAGTCCAGAACTCACGAGTACAAGTGACGCCGCCCCAACGGACCTTAGTTGCTACGAACTCCCGTTCGCCCTTCCACTCAACGGTCCAACCTTTATCGGCAGCACCGTTGGCCTTGGCGTGTAGGAGCTCTTCGTCAGACTGGTCAGGCGAATGCGGTTGGATGCGAATCGTCTGATCCGGTTCGCCTTCCGCAGTCTGACGGCAAAAGACCATTGGGGTGCCTAGACCTTGAAGATGCCAGAGGCGTTGAAGGTCACGTTGACGTCACCGCCGTTCGGAGTCAACGGGAGCCCTGTAGCGGTGTCGAAGAAGCAGATGAGGTTGGACGTCGACGGTGTACCCGTGTCCTTGTAGAAGACGAGCGACTCGACGGACGCACCTGAGACAGCTGTGAAGGCTGGCGCTGGATCGACCGTGTTGTCGAAGACGCCTACACCACCTGTGTTGGTCTTGTTGGCGAGAGTGTAGGCAGTACCGATGAGACCGGACGACTGGTCATCGTAGAAGTCGTCGTTGGTTGCGTCTGGTGCACCGGCAGCTGCGCCATGGTCGTTGAGGAACATCTTGATGGTGTTCGCATCAAGATCAACCGTTGTGGCGTGCGCACCTAGAATGCCGTTGAGGTACGCAGTGTAGAACGAGTTAGCCACCGAGCAGTTCTCCCTCTACCGTCGTCACGGTCTCTTCTTTCGGCCGTGGAGCTGCACCACCACGAGCGTCCGAACGACGCGTGACTTCGGCCTGTTGGGCGAGTTGCAACTCTCGCCACGGAGCATCTGAAGCAGCACGCTCACGCTCGAGTCGGAAGCCTTCCTGCTCCAACTCCTCGTCCGTGAGTGTTGTGAGATCCACGGCCATTGTCTACTCTCCTCTGACGATTGGAATGTTGCCCAGCGTACCAACTCGATTCAGTCGAGGACCGAGTGCGATGCCAATGGTCGGTGGCTTCTGCACCACGTTCGCAATCACGAATCCGTATGCGAACAGATATCCCTTGACCTTCTCGAAGAGGACATCACCGATGATGCACGAGCCCGTGTCGTCGATGTTCAAGTGGTGAGTCTTGAAGATGTGAACCTGTCCACACCCACCGAACTCAGGTGGTGTGCACTGGTACGGACCCGACGGATACGGCCTATCTGGCTCACTCATCGTGAACCGTGCATTCCGTACCGTAGGGTGGTGGAGCCTGACTCCGGCCATTGTGACTCCTAAGCGGCTAAGGAGACGTCTGCTTGGTCCACGCGGTATTGCCGGCACCTGTCTTGAGCCAGATCTCCGTCGTGGTTCCGTTTGCACGGAGGTAGAGTGCTGGGACAGTAGCAGCTACTCCTGCCCCAGCACTGGGATCTGCGGTACCGGACAGGATGACCGTAAGACCCGCACGCGCATTCGTTGCGTTAAGTCCTGCTCTCGCGAGCAGCCGGTCCAAGCGGTTGAGATACGGCACGGCACGACCTCCTGACCGATATACGCTTTACGCGTTGTCGGCAGTAGGCGCGTCGTTCGACTTGCCGTCGTCCGCGTCTGCGTCTGCGTCTTCGTCAGCGTCCGCGTCCGCGTCGCCGCTTGCAGCTTCTCCGGGCTCCAGATTCGAGTCCGGATTGCCTGTTCCGCCGGTCTCGTCCTCGACCGTCTCGTCATGCTGCGCGCGAGTATCAGTCGCGGCATCGTAGGGCGTTTCACCCTCGCGCTGCGCCTCAACCGCTGCGTCACTCTGAGTGTTCAGGTGTGGAAGGTCAGAGAGTGGCATAGCACGCTCCGACTCTTCTGGGGTCGGCTGCTCCTGCGGCTGGTCCGCATTCTCAACGCCGGGGTCCTTAGGATCAGTCACAGCAAACTCCCATCGGTCTTCGATGATGTCGATTCAGTGGGTTCAGCAGGAGGTGCAGCCACATCCGGGACTGTAGCTGCACTCTCCTGCATGCCAGTCTGCTCTGTTGGAGCCTCGCTCTCAGGAGCCGCTGGCTGAGCAATGGAGTCCCCAATCGGAGCCAAATGCCCCTGCGTCGCTGGAGGACTGACCTCCGTTGGCGTAGGTGGCGCAATTGGGGACTCCACTTCTGGAGCAGGTTCCGAGTGTTCTCGCCGCACGTGAGCATCCCTGGCCGTCTCGGAGAAGAAGAGCCGTTCCGGTTCCTCGGGACACGGAATGAGGTCTTCACGCTGAGCTGGAAGCTCGCGCAAGTACGTCTCAACGATGCGCTCATCGTTGCGGTTCTTCATTGTGAGCTCGACCAGTTCCCCTGCTTCGTAGTACCGTGCGGCAGTGTAACGGAATCCACGACGTGCGAAAAACATCTCTCGACTACTCCTACGTGACGATGCCCGAGAAGAAGTACCCGAGATCCGTCGCGATGGCCTTCTGGTCGAAGAACAGGTGTCCCTCAACCCGATCGAACATGGCGAAGTCGTTCCGGAGGCGCCGGATGTACGGATCGCCACCACCGAACGGGCTCCACACGAATGTGTAGCCTGCCGACGGTGTCTCAAGAGCTGGCGCAGGAGCCACGTACGCGAGTAGCGCGTTCTTGCCCCAGATCTTGTCGTACGCCTCAGTGGCACCCTCTGCGTTGGTCGCGTAGAGAGCATTGCCGATGAGGATACGTTCGATCCCGAAGAGCTCCTGAACGAGCTCAATCGTGTTGACGCCCCGCTGGACGTACTTGATCCGATCGTAGAAGTCGGGGTGGTTCTTGAGGACCGACCAAACGGCACGGCCGAGAACGAGCGTGTTAGGCTCGAACCCTGTCGTACCGAAGATCACCTCTCGAGCCGTCTCGATGTTCCCGATGGGATCGGAGTTCGAGTAGTCGTCCCAGTTCGTCGCGGTCGTGTCGTCGGTACCCCACACACCGGTGGTGAAGAAGTCGGCCGCGAATGCACGCTCTCGGCGAAGGCGAAGCTTCTCCGTCACGAACCTGGTCGCGTTCCGATCTGGCCCCATCGGGATGGAAGAGTTCCGGCGGACCTCGTCCGGGATGTCCTTGTGGTACGCCCAGTTGTCAGCGAAGTAGGTGAAGTCGGGTCCACGAGTGTACCCGCCACCTTCTGACTCTGTCGCTGGCGCACGCTTCTGCGCCTCATCTCGGAACCAGTCGTTCTTGTTCCAGGAGATGAAGATGTCAGACTGGAAGTCCACCGGCACGTTCGGAAAGATCCGATCGGCGATGTACATTCCGGGCTGGTTCATGTACGCGATGGAGATATTGGTCAGGATGCGATCGACGTGGACATCCTGAATGGCTGGCTGCGGCATGCTAGTATCTCACTCCTTTCTGTAGCCTATGCCAGGCCCTGGAGCTCGATGCTAACGATGACTCCGGCTGTGGTAGTGCCATCGAGGGCAACACCACACTTGAAGTCAGTTGCGCCAGCATTCACCGCACGCCCCTGAGAGTCGGTCGTGACCGCACTACCAGCTGTGACGGTGCCACCAGAAACCACCTTGGAGATGCCAAGGAACATGACCTGCCCAGCACGTCCAGCGGTCGCAGGCTTATCCTGCAGAACGCCTACGACTCGACCGACCGTTCCACCTGCAGTCTGCGCACGAACGATCGTGCGTGAACCGCTGGCCTCCATGAACCGGAACTGCGCAGCGGAGAGGTCCGCGCCTGCCTTCCAGGTCTGCGAACCCCTGTTGTTCTCAGTCGCCATCGTGTCCTCCTACGCCTCCGGCGCCTGGCCACGGAAGCCCATCCGGTACTCCGTGTAGAGCTGAGGATGCTTCGTGGCGACAGCGACCCAGAGATCTTCCTCACTGGCGTCTGGGTTGGCAGCCTTCTCTGCCTGGTACGCGGCATCGAGTCGTGCCTGCGGCGAATTGCCATTCGCCGGTGCACGGCTTGTGCCACGCTCATGGTAGAGTTCACTCTGCGCAACCTGGCGCTCGAGAGACTCGATCCGATCGCGGACGGCCGTGAACATCTGCTCTTCGACTGCCTCAGACAGCGAGAGCATCAGTTCAGCGTTGGCGTCGGGCTCACCCGACCAGTGACTGAACTGCTCACGGAACTCCGCAAGACGCGTCCGACGCTCGGAAGCGATGAAGCGCTCGTGCAGCCGAATGAACTCTTCGCGCGGAACGTAGTCCGCCATGTTGATCGGCTGCTGCGCGGGAACTGCAGGTGGCGCCGAGACCGGTGGCGTCGGAGTGGGATCCGGCGTGGGAGGAGTCGGCGTGGGATCAGGATTGGGCGGAGGAGTCTCCGCACCAGCCCCTGCACCCGCTCCTGCACCAGCAATCGGCTGGGTGGGATCAGGCACGGTTGGAACCTCCGTATGGGTTTCGGGTGCTGTGTCGTCGATGACCTGGTCTGCGATCTCTTCCGATAGCGTAACCTCCTGCATTCCCTTGAAGAACGGATTGTTCGTGACCGCCGCTCCGAAGAGGACGTTCTTGAATTTCTGCTGTGTGGCGTTCGTCCACTCGCGCATGAACTCAGCGGAGATGTACCAGAACCGGTTCTCCTTAAGGTAGCGGACACCTCGGCTAGTCCACTCCGGAGTAGCCATGAGCTTGTCGCCATCTCGGAAGACGTTCTTGATGCGCGCGATGGCACCATGTTCTGGCTGGTGTTCAATCCCGATCGGCAGATGCTGCCCACGGACCTGAGCATTGAAGTTCGACACGAAGTCGTTCAAGTCACTGTCCGTGATAGACACCGTACCGTATCGTGGATGACGCCATGAACCCTTGCCCGGCAGGAGCTGGATTGGGCGACCCTCGGTCCAAGCACTCTCCTCAGCGGCTTCCACATCCGGCAGTGCGTCCTGCAGTGATGTGACCCACACGCTGTGAGCCTGATCCGAGAACTCGTCCGCCTCTGCCGAGTCCGAGAAGTTCAGACCCGCGAGTGAAGCGATCCTATCGATCGCCTGCTGAACGATGCTCCCGTCAGCCATAGCTACTCCCTTGTGCCACTTTCCATCAGCTCCTTTCCGGTACCCTGCACTCTTGACCGCGGACCATCCTGCGATCATCGCTCTCTGATCGTCTCCGGGCTTCTTCCACGTCGAGTTGAACGCCCGCATGAAGATGCCTTGAGCCGCTACAGGCAGAGCGTTCTTTACTCCCTGCGGAAGTTCCGCGGTGGACGAGTAGGGCACTTGTTACCAGGGCCTCCCGCCCTTGCCCTTCTTGGTCTTCTTCATCGAGAGCCCTCTGAAGTTGGCGTCCGTGGACGCTGTCGATTCGGACCAACCCTGTTCGGGGTTGAGTTAGCTGTCGTACGTCCTGTTCGTGGTGCTCCCGGTGCTGTAGGTGCTGCCTGCTCTGGCACTCCGCCCATGCCCGGGATCTTAAGGACCGGACTCTCCACTGGAGTATCACCACGATCAGGAAGCTTGGCAAACCGCCGCAGATGTGTCTCCAGATCCGTGTCTGGGAAGATCATCCCAACCTGCGCCAGTCGCGTGATGTAACCTGCCAGCTCGTTCAGTGAAGGACCGCCCACGGGCGAATGGGTGATTAAAGGCAATCGCGCCATTCGCTCCTTGGGCGTACCGTTCAGCCAGAACAGCTTCGGGACAGCATACCTATTGAGGACCTCTGCCATGCTGTTCACGAACCCCGTGAGGGACAGCTGGAAGAGATCCTGCTGAGAATCGGAGAGGGAGTAGGACCCTGTATTCTCCATTCCCACCATAACGAACATCGCGAGAGTACTCATCGCGATCCGACTGTCTAGTCGGTTGATGATCTCGTCGGTGTTGAACGCCTTCCCACCACTAGCCGTGACAAGTTCAAACTCCCATCCCGGCGGTAGGACAATCCCCATCTGTTCATCGTTCCGGACGTTCCGAACAAGACGCTCTGCACGACGGAGGTTCTCCTCCTGTCCTGGAGCCCATAGATCGACACCAACCGGAGGTTGGACTTTCGGGAGGCCCGCGAGATCACGCTCGACACCAATGCCCTCGATCTCTTCGATGTTCTTCTTGAACCACCAAGGGCGGTAAGCCCTACGCAGGATAGAGTGGCCCTCGGGGTTGTTCTTCACCACCGATGTGCGGAAGAGGACACACTTCTCGATCGGGAGGTAGGTCTCGATCAGCGTGGGCGGTGCTATCTGGTAGGCTCCATGGATGCCACCGGCGTCGTCGAACTCCCATCGATTGATGGTCTCTTGAGCCCGGAAGCCGAACTTGCGCCAGCCGATCTTTCCGTCGGTGTACCGAGCCGGTCCGTATGACAGCACCTCCTCGTTCTCTACGCGGTACTTGTACACGCATTCGAAGTAGGAGAACCCGTACGGCAGCATGGTCAGGATCTCAGTAATGAAGTCCGACCACGTGAAGGACATGTCGTTCATGCACTCTAGGAGGAACTGAGCATCCGCTTCAGCCTCCGTGGAGTCATCGAAGGGCTTCGTCCGCCACTC